ATACTACTAGACCCACAGATGACAAGAGTCTTTGGGATAATATGAAAGATGGGTACAAAAAAGATAACCCAGACCTTACTTTAATGGGAGATAAGATCATAGGACCTAGTAAAAGCAAATTGAAAATACCACCAAAAGATTATATATTACCATTACCAAAACCTAAAAATGAAGATTAGTGAAAATACATCTGTAGCAATGCCCGTCAAGAATATGATAGGTATCGTGGTCGCTGTAGCCATGGGTGTGTTTGCATATACCGAAGTGACTGCAAGGCTGACCAGTCTAGAGACATCACGTGAGTTGTTTCAAGCAGACTTACTTAAGAAGTCAGAACAACTGCCCACGGACCAGGAACAATACATGCTAATAGAAGACTTGTACAAGACAACAGAAAAGTTAGAGATAACTCAAGAACAAAATATGACCAACAAGGTTAACATAGAATTTTTAAACAAACAATTAGAAAAAGCATTAGCTGATGTTGAAGAATTAAAAGATAAAGTAAGAGCAAATGGTAATGGTAGTCATGACTGAAATAGTGATAGCTTTGTTGATGATAGTTAATGGTGAAATAAAAGAACACAGAATACAAGAATCTATGTCAGATTGCTTAAAAGGTAAAAGAATTGCTATGCGTGAATCTAAAAAACATATAGAGTATCATTGCTTAAAATCAGAGGCTGAAACAGAAATTTATTTAGGTGCAAAATCTATTAAAAAGCTTATACTAAATTAATGGTAAAGAAAGAATTTAAAAATTTACAGGCACAAGTCGTTAACGGAGAATGTCCTACGTGTCAGGAGATTACAGTTTTAGTTGGTCTTACACATGATTTTTATAGATGTATGAATTGTGGTGCAGATTTAGAGCAACACGTTAATGGTAAAATTAGTTACTTACCCATCATGCAATCTCGTCAAGATGGTAGCACACCCTACGTTAAGGAGTGGAAATGAAAAAAGCTAAAGGCGCAGAGCACGCACCCCGTGACAAACCTAAAAAACGTCCGGGCAAACATAAAAAATCTCGCTCAAAATCTGAGAAGAGAAACAACAAACATAAGAAATACAACGGACAAGGAAAATAATGAAAGAAAAAAAACTAACTATATCAAGTAAAAACATAACACAAAAACAGTGGAGTAATTTAATATTAGAACTTAATCTTATTAAAAAAGAATGGCACAAGTATGCAGACTTAGAAATACAAGCTCCTGGAATTAAAAAAATTTTAGCTTGGGGTACTTCTAACTATGACTCTAAAACAAATCCTGAGTACGACGATTAAATAATTTCGTTTTCTTCACAAGAAAACTTAGTATAAGCTTCCATACTGTTGGTCCAATCTGGATCAAATGTAGTCATTAATGTGTGTGAGTAATCATAGCCATAAACTATACAACTACTATAATCTTCAAATATTACTGTAGGGGTGGGTATTACTTTGCATTGATTTCCTGCTAAACCTGAGCATAAAACCATAAATAAAACTACTTTAGTCATTGACAAACCTTTGTTAACATCCTATATAGTCATTATAAATAAATGAAAGGTTAAAATGACTGATATAAGTAAATATAGAAATGTATCATTAACACATGATACTTACAAGACATTGATAAAGTTGTCTAAAATCCTATTACCGGATGCATCATTATCTATAAGTAAAACCATTGAATCACTTGCAAACGAGAAAGCGAAAAAATTAAATGGCAAATTCAAAAAAGCGTAAACATTCTGGCATATGTCCAGATTGTAATGGTAATGGATTTCTTCAATGCCATATAGAAGAAGGTAGAGAGCATGTTATATTACAATGTGAAACATGCGACTCGGAAGGGGAGATTTATGTGGATGAGTCCGAAATTGTTGACGTTTATGTTGATGATGATCCTATTACAGATAATGCTCGTAAGTTGCACTAAGGATATACAGCCTAATCCATATACGACAATATTAAAACATATGATAAAAGGAAAAAAATGAATAGTAATTACCACTTAGATACAGCTTACATAGCCGGTCTCTTTGATGGCGAAGGTAGTCTGACTTATAAAAAATATAAGGAAAAGAAAAAATCTGGTACGTATGATTGTAGACGTATTTCTATGGAGATATCTATGACTGATAAAAATGTTATAGAACTTGTACATGAGACGTTGATGGTAGGCACTGTACGACCTAAGAAGGTCCCAGTGGGTATGAAACCACAATGGCGATGGAGATGTACATTTAGAGATTGTTTACATGTTTGTAAGAAGTTATGGCCTTATGCTATTGTTAAACTTCATGCAATAGAAAAGGTAATTGATCACTATGAACCAGAGATACAGGACTTAGATGACAATGTAGTAGAACTAGATAGATTTAGAGATAATATATGGTTCGGAAAGGATAAATAAAATGTTTGATAAATATATATACCAAGGTTTGCATTTTTTAATGGAATGGTCAGGCAAAATTAATTCATGGGCATGGCGTAAACATGCTAAGATACTTAGAGGCAAACAAAGTAAAGACATGGAAAAATTAATAAGACGACAAGAAGCAAATGCTTATTTAGAAGAGTTAAAAAGAAAACTATAAGTAATATTTATGGAAATAGATGAAGATAAAAAAATAGCAAAAATTTTAAAGAAAGCCAATAGAAATAAACCTCAGTTTGGTTTAGCGTCTGTACCTACTTATGGTAAGGGTAGGTCTGGTAAAGAGTATGGTGGATTTATAAAAGAGTCTACGTATAATAAAATGAAATACAAGGCAACTAACAAGGGTAAGAGTAACTCCAATAAAAAAGGACCTTATGAAATTTAAATACGATGGTAAATCTAGACCCGCTAACAAAGCTTACGATGAGTCATGGAACAGGATCTTTGGATCTAATCCTGTAGCCAAGCAAGTTAGGACTCCTAAGTTTAAGTCACAAGTAGTTGCGTCTAAAAAGGTTTATAATAGGAAGAAATTAAATGATCAAGAAGAGTAATAAATACAACTACATCAGTGGAAAACAACTCACGGATCCTGGAACAGGGACCAGGGTTTACGAGATAAGTAATTATAGACTTCCTAGTGTAACTACGATATTAGGAGCCACCAAAAATCAAGATTTTATAAAAAAGTGGAAGGCTAAAGTCGGTGAAGAAAACGCAGAGCGAATCAAGAATCATTCTAGTAGCAGGGGGACTGCCATGCACAAATTTCTCGAGCACTATGTCCTTGGGACTAATATCGTTGATCTTACAGGGATTGGACAAGAGGCGCGTCCCATGGCCGACAAGATTATTGAGATCGGTCTTACACCTGTGGAAGAATACTATGGGTCGGAAGTTACGTTACACTACCCGGGCCTGTATGCAGGGAGCACGGACCTTGTCTGCTTACATAATGGCATGGAAACTATTGTTGACTTCAAGCAAAGTAATCGTCCGAAAAAAGAAGAATGGATCGAAGATTATTATATGCAAATTGCGATGTACGCCATGGCCCACGACTACGTCTACGGCAGCAAAATTGAGCAAGGAGTTATCATGGTTTGCACGCCTGACCTATATTACCAAGAATTTAAGACACAAGGTGCAAGTCTTAGAGCCTGGAAACACAAAGCACTAAAACGAATCGACATGTATAACGAACTTATGCACGACGAAAAAGAAAGAACCAAACCAATGAAACCAGAGGATTTTACAAAATGAATGACATGTTGTTTAGAACACTTCTAAAAAGATACGAAGCTACAATTGAAGACTCATTATACAAGATACAATCTTTTAATGAGAACAATATAATAATACCAGAGCACATAGATATTACAGGTGAAGTTGACAAACTGTTGCAAATTATTGCTGAAGCTGAAGATAAAGTGGCGATAATGAGGAAATATTATGTCAAAAATAAGGCAGATACACAAGTATTGTGATAAATTTATCACAGGTGTTGCATAAATACACTTTAGAATCATTCTAGATACTCCAGTGTATATGTATGGTAAAAAAAATAAAAATAAAAATAAAAACAGTTGAAAAAAAAGTGTCAATCTGTCACTTTGAGCTATAAGTGTTGGTATACATAACTAATGTCTGCCAAATTGTGGTTTTAAAAAGTGTCATGTGACACTATTTAGTGTCACTTTAAGCAATATGTCAGATTGCCTATGCGCGCGCGATACAAAATTCTGGTAAAACTGATTTTTTTTAGATACATATACAGATATGCCTAAACAGAAAAAGAAATTTATACCACTACCTTATAAGCAACTTGGAAAAGATATTTCTAAATATCCGTTTGTAGAAATAAGATGGGTTGATATTGAGGGTGACGACGGCTGGAGTACATTGTCATCGTTAGACAAAGACAAACTACCTGTTGCAGTATCTAAAGGTTACTTACTAAGTCAACGTAAGGGTGTTACTAGAATATTTAGAGATTACATTGAAAGCAAAGAGGGTACTACGTTTGAAGATATTGGTAGTACAGTTATTATTCCTACGTCTGTGATTGTATCTATTAAAAAACTTACTTTGAACTAACTTCCTCTATTACTTCTGCCTCAACAACATCATCACTCAAAAGACCTGCGTAGTCTTCTTCAATTTGTGCCATTTTCATTTCTAGTTGTTCTTCTGTCATGTCTTCTAATTTACCATGTTTTATTATTTTTCTGTCTATGTATAGTCCTCCTGCCTTTCCTCGATTTGTTTCAGCGTTTACAGCTGCGGAGAAAGAATTTTTCTTAAGGGCTAAGTCTTTTATTCTTGCTAATTCTGTTACATGACTTTCATAAGTCACACCATATTTTAACATTTTTTCTTGTTTTAATTCATCTATATATCTTACTACGAGAGGAGCATGTTTAGGGTTAGTTAACTCCGTGCCTTCTTGTCGACACCTTTTTTCTGAATAACCTGCCAGCTTAGCTGCTTCAGCTTTGTTGACTGGACCATCGGGTCCACCGAATACTAAACATTCGGCAAATCTTTTTTGCATTTCTGTTAATCTTTTTGGAACACCCATATTGACAATTTAAGGTAACTATCCTATATTGTCAAGGTATGAAAGATGAAGACAAAACATTCGAAAATGAAAGGCAACACATGAATGAACCCGTTGAAGACAGAGGTCCACTAGACCTTACTTTACTTACTGAGCAATACAGAGAAGATTTAAATAAATACAAAGAACGAGAAGGTTTGCACATTCAAACTGAAAATCAATTAAAAGGTACTAAACAAATTGTTATTGAGATGTCTGGTGCAATACGAGAATTAAAAAATCAAAATGATAACTTTCAAGCAGAAATAGCTAGACTCCATGAAGAGATTCAACTATTAGAAATGCAAATAAAAAAATAATGAGAGTACAAGACTTACAACAATTCTTATCTAAATTTACTGAAGGTAACAAAGATGGCAGCCGTCAAGGTAATGCTTTGTCAAATGCTGTTGTCTATGTAGAAGTCAATGGTCAGTTTGATAAAATTGTAAGAATGGAAGTACATGAAAATAGCACACCAATTATAGGACACAAAGGTCATAGTGCTCATCGTCTTGTACTTAAAACAGAGAGAAAACAGATACTAAACATACCACCAAAACTGCAAATTTAAACGCAGTGGTTACCTTAAAAAACATATGGGCCCAGAGGCTAAATTTTATCAAAATGTTAAGCAAAATTTTAAGGGCATTTCCCTTATTCGACTTGAAAATATTAGCTTACTCGGTACTCCTGATCTATTGGTCTGTAATACTTCTGGGAACTTTTGCACTATAGAATTAAAGGTTACTAAAGGTTACAAACTTCAATTCTCGCCTCATCAAATTGGCTTCCATATCAAGCATCCACACAATACTTTTATCTTAGCAAAGGCCCTTGGTCCTTGCTCCTCTAAAACTTCTCCAATATCCATGTTCCATGGTCATAGGATCACGGAGCTTGTTACTTCCGGCTTGAAGCTTGACGCTTGTTATTCAGGATGGGATGCTTGTCGCTTGGCGATTGAACAGGTTGGTTCGAAAGCTTGACGCTTGCCGCTTGAAGCTTGATACTTGCTTGTTGCTTTCTAAATACAGGAGCGTGATGCTTGGTGCTTGTCGCTTGACGCTTGTAACTTGAATTATGTCGCTGCTTCCATTGATGGTCCTGAAAGAACCATATTGATTTTTTAAGGCCCGGATCAGGTGCACGCCCGGTCGAAGGCCGTCGCCCTATGCCACAGCTAATGACCTGATCCAGTATTCCACGCGGGAATTTTTTAGTGTTCACCGTAGCAAACATTAGAAACTGATTTATCCCAGCAAGCTCGACAGTCTTTGCATTGGTTACCCTGAAGAGGTGCCGGGCATGTTACATCAATTTTTTTAGTTGAGACTGTCGACGTATTAGGCCAGCTGTCAATTGCTGCCTGGTCCACCATCGGAACGGAGAACCGGACAACAAGATTGTCAGGAGCTTCAACAATATAGTCCTTGGTCCATGCTTCACGCGTTGGCATCCAGTGCTTAACTTCAGGCGTGAGCTTACATACTTCATAGATACGTCGCAGGTGGTCCAGGTTTTGAACGTCGCCTGAGTCGTGCCAGCGAAAGTATTTGACCTTCTTAGAATTAATTTGAGCAGCCATAGCCTCCACCCATTTAGGATGGGTTAATGACCTGAAGCGCTTATATTGCGCATCGATAACATTTTGGAATCTATACCGGCCCCGCTTGTACGCGTAACAATTAGCGCAAACGCTGCCAGCTACAGATCTTAATTTTGTGCCAGTCTTGCATTCGTGAGCTGGTGTTGAGTATGCGAATCCAGGCATTTTGCCCGGCTTGCTCAGGGTGTGTGTTATTGCTTGTGCTTCTTTTATTTTCATTTTAATTCCTCCTGTGATTTCTTTTTTAAATCTTTTTCAAAGTTTAACATTGTATCAACTTTGTTTCTAATTTCTGTGTCGCTGTGTCCGTTACTATCCAACCATTGGATAACTTCAACCAGGGTCCAGTCGTATTTGCTTATTAAATCAATTGTTGCTTTCATTGTTTATTCTCCTTTAGTTTATAGGATACAATATCATTGTAATGTAACCTTGTCAAGCTTGCTGCTTGTCGCTTGCAGCTTGCCGCTTGCTGCTTGTAGCTTGGTCCTTGGGCCTGGAGCCAGCGCCAGTGGCCGATCAGGATCGGAATACTTTCCGACCCTGCCTGGTTAACTTTACTCACTTTCTTTTTCTTTCTCTTGCATACCGTTGGCCAGGACCCCCAGCTGCATCACCGTCATTTCAACGGCGAAGATGTCAATCTTCTTTCTCTTGCCGCGCATGCTTCTAAGTTCTTTGTACATGTCCCAAATAAACTTTCTAACCTGATCTACTTTCTTTTCATTAATCATTTTATTCATTCTCCATTTGTCTTTGTCTTGCTTTACTATCTTCTTGATCTTTTTTAACTAGTCTTAAGATCTCTTCTATAGCGTCCGCTATTCTTTTTAATTGTTCATTGTCCATTTATTTCTCCTGTATT